GCCGTGACCTTGAGCAGGGAGAACACAGCAGGCAGCGCCGAGTAGTCGAGCCCTGTCGGACCCGACATCCCGACGCGCCACTGCGTCGCCATGGCCTCGAACACGAGGACCGATTGCCAGTTGCAGTCCCAGACGTCTGTGGTCTGGCTGCCCGCTTCTTCCACCGTGAGGCCAAGCATCTCGGCCTCATGCTCCGTTGGGGGCGGGGTGTAGATCGCGCGGGCAGCCTCCCTCAGTTTTTTTCGCGGGCCTTCACCAGCTCGCCCATGTACTTCTCGTACACAGCGCCCCACGCCCCGATGTAGTTCGACAGCAGCAGGGCGACGTTGGACTCGTCGAACGAGTCCTCCAGATCCCAGCCGCTGGCGATCTCCATGACCGCGGCGTGCGTGTCCTTCCCATCCAATCCTTCCAGCCACTGCGCGAGCTGTTCGCGCGTGCGGTTGCGGAAGGTGAACTCCACCGGCACCGGCTTAGAGCCAGGGACGGGGATGTCCACCCTCGCGCGGAAGGTCGGGTTCTGTTGCAGAGAGAGCTTGGCCATGTCAGGTCGTGTAGCGGGTCGGCTTGTTCAGGAAGCGCGCCGTCGCCTGGCAGGCCATCAGCTCGTTCACCGTCAGGGACGGCGTCTCGTTGAGGGTCAGGTAGGCGTAGTAGCAGAGTTTCGAGCCGTTGGCCAGGTTCACGCGCAGGGCGCGAGCCTCGCGGTCATCGTTGGCCGCAGCCATGGCGATGTAGCCGGTCAGCGTCGGGTCGTCGGCCACCGAGAAGTTGAAGCCGCCGGCCGTCTTGGTCGTCGGGATCTCGGTCTGCGCGTCGTCTTCCAGGAACTGGTAGGCCAGGAACTGCTGCTCGCCACCCTGCGACGTCGGCTGCAGCACCTGGGTGATCTGCGTGAACGTCGTCACCTCGCGCACCGAGCCGATGCCCGAGCCAGACGGATAGATGTCCGTGTCGGTGGTGTTGATGCCTTCGAGTTCGAAGGTGTTGGCGGTCACGCCGGCAACGCGCACCAGGCGGTTGTTCAGGCGCGACCAGCCGGACGTGACGACGACGTAGTCGCCGTTCGACAGGCCGTGCGCGGTCGAGGTGGCCACGCCGGGGTTGGCGTTGGTCAGGGTCGTCACGGTCAGGGCGGAACCGTAAGCCGACCCGATGAACAGGGTCGATCCATTGGGCAGGCTGGCAGCCATGGTGGGGGTACCTTTCAGGCAAGAAAAAACCGCCCGAAGGCGGCAGGGAGTGAAGCGGCCAGACCTATCGGTCTGACCATACGGAAAAGTCTTGTCGCGCGCCTCGGTAGTTGGTCTGGCTGTCGATGTCTGCGACAGCCGCACCCAGGGGCGTGACTTGGAAGTCGGTGGAGGCCACCATGGCAGCCTCTGCAGCGAGTGAGACGGACGCGGCCTCGGTGCGGGTCGTCGCCCACACCGCGACCTGATAGCGGCCGTTCTTCTTCGACGGGAGCACGTTCTCCATGTAGAGCACGGACTCGCCGCCGATCTGCTGGTAGACGATGTAGGGCAGCGCAGCACCGCTGGGCGCCTCGTCCGGGTAGCAGCGACCCGACACCAAGCTCTGCAGGGTGTCGAAGATGTCGGTTTCGACGCTCATTGAATGCCCTGCACCTTGGCCTGCAGCCGCTCGAAAAACACCTTCTCGACGGCATCCAGCGACGCCTGCTTCTTCGCGTCGAACGCGGGCCGCAGGAACGGCCTGGCGCGTGCTGTGGCCGTGCCGAACTCGACCATGAAGCCGTAGGGCACCTTTCGGTGATTCCAGGCCACGTGGTAGGTCACCTTCGCGTCGGCTGAGTTGTCCTGCGAGAACACCTGATAGATCGCGTTGCGCAGCGACCCGGCCTCGAACCAGTACTTCTTGTTCGTGCCGTAGAACCAGTGGCCCTTGGTGCTCACCGGAACGCGCACCTTCACCTCGTCATAGAGCACCTGGGCGCCGGCCTGGGCAGCGGGCCGCACGGCATCGAGCGCAGCCGCGCCGAGTTCATTCAGCCACGCCTGGACCTCCGCATCGTCGAAGGTCACGGTGACTGCGTTAGCCATTGACCGCCTCGCACACGAGGTCGGTGAACTCCAGGCGCTGCGTGTCGGGCAGCACCGCCTTGATCTGGTAGATCACGCCGCCGTGCGACACGCGCATGGCCGGGGTGATGTCGGTACGCCTGCGGATGCGCACGCGCACCTGGTTGATCGAGATGTCCTTGTCGGCGCGCATCGCCTCGGCGCCGCTGGGGTGCCGCACGTTGGCCCACACCGTGGCGTGCGTCGTCCAGGTCGTCGTCGGTTGCCCTGCGGCGTCCTGGCCCGTGCGCGTCTGGATCACCACGCGGGTGCTCAGCGTGCCGGCGTTGATGCCCACGTCAGACCACCGTCAGGCGCAGGCCATCAAGCAGGCCGTCAATGAACCGATTCGGCTGCGCAGTGACCTGCGGGCCTTGCATGAACGCTTCCGGGTTGCGGATGCGCGCACCGACGAAGGCCGTGATCCAGTCCTTGACCTCCTCGGGCACGTCGTCCACGTCGCCGAAGCCGCACACCATGGTGACGGTCACTGCATTCGGCCGGCGGTAGGTCGTCGGCCAGGTCGTGCCATCGGCGCGGACCAGCCGTCCGGGTTGCCGCGCGGTGTCGACCACGTAGCCGGTGCCTGCCAGCGTCTGCGACGCGTTCGCGTCGTCGAAGTAGGTCACGCTCGACACGCTGGTGCAGCCGAACGGCAGCTCGATCACGCCACAGCCGGGGAAGCAGTCCAGGCGCAGCGCCCAGGTCTGGGTCAGGATCGCGCGGTGCATCTCCAGCTGCGCCTGCCGCACGCCAGCGCGCACCAGTCGGTCGATCTCGGTGTCGAGGTCGGACACGTCGATGCGCAGCGCCAGCTTGGCCGCGGTCGTCGTGACGACGGCGTCGGTGGCTGGTGGCGTGATCAGTTCGAGCGCATGGATCTGCATGGTCAGCCCTTCTTGGCGCCGCGCTTCTTGGGTTCTTCGGCCGGGGCTTCGTCGGCGCTGGGGGCGTCTGCGGCGGGAGCGGCGGTCTTTGCCGGCGCATCGACCGCGCAGCCGCGGCGCTTCCAGCGCTCGCACGACTCCTCGGGCAGGTCATAGACCTCGCCAGCCTTGAACACCTGGGGGTGTTCCTCGACCGTGGCGCGGTCCTTCGTGAACATGATCAGGGGCATGTGGTGCTCCTAGAGTGCCCCGGAGCCGAAGCCCCGGGGCGTTGCGTCATCAGGCGACGACTTCATCCACCGTCGCAGCGTCCACACCCGTGGCCGGGCCGCGCACCGGGACGAAGCCCAGCACGATGCCGCCAGCATCCGAGGTGGCGGTCGCCACGGTCATCGACAGACGGAAGTGCGTGAAGCCGTTGTCGACGTCCAGTTCTTCCGGGCGCAGGTTGATGAGCACCTGCTTGTTGCTGTCGGTGCCGGCCTGGGTCAGCTGGGTGATCGCCTTGCCGGTGATCGACTTCGCGCCCGTGCCGCCGGAGTCGCTGGCCTGCTGCAGCAGAGCGTCCAGGGTCGCCGAGGCGCCCAGGTCGCCCGCCTGGACGATGGCCACGAAGGACTGGAAGTCCTTGGCGGCGATCCAGCCGGTGGTGACGGTGCCGGCCGCGTAGGCGTCCGGGTCGATGTTGCCGACGACGCCGATCATCTCGCTCGGCTTGGCATTGAGCATCATGGTGATGTCCTTTCAGTCTTGGAGGTTGTGCTTAGGCGCGGTCGGCCAGGAACACGAACGGCGAGCGGGTCGCGCTGCTGTTCGGCGGCGTCACGGCGGCGGTCAGCACCGGCTTCGCATCGACGCGGAACGTGAAGCGCCAGGCGTTCATGTTCTGGTCGAAGAAGATGTGCATGGACTGCGCAGTCTCGATGCCGCCGGCCTTGGTGATCGCGCGCTGGTACTGCCAGTTCACGAAGCCGACGTCGCCCACGTCGCCAACGGTGTCGCAGACGTCGGTGGCGATGATCGGACGGCCCAGCAGGAAGCCCATCGGGGTCTGGGCCATGCCCTGGTTGGGCGCGGTCCAGATGGGCTGGTTGCCGATGGTCATCACCACCAGCTGCGGCAGCACGTCCGGGTTGATCAGCCACACCGCGCCGCGGGGGTTGATCTGACGCGCGAACATCTTGGCGATGTTGGTGGCGTT